ATGGAATAAATCCAATAAATTTAACAAAGTTCAACAATTTCCAATAGAAAACATTCCCGATAGGTCACTCCAAAGTGCAGATGTTTATTCATCAATTCAAACTAAAGATATAAGTAGAAGAGAAGTACCACAAGAAATCTTGAGAGACATGAAAATGTACTACACAAACGCACAATTGGAAAATGACCTGAGGATTTTACAGGAATCCATCGAACTTATGAGTACTACTAAAAATATTGATACATTCTTAAGTCGTTCATATTTAGCACATCAAAAATCTCTCACGATAGAACAAGCGATTATGGCAGGTGTTTTTGTTAAAGGTAACTTTACTACTTCGCGTGATATCTTAAACCTAAATAACGAACTGCTCCCTAAAGTACTTGATTATTCATACTTAAAGGTTAAACAGGATACTTCAAAACTAAAAACTGATAAAGGTAAATTAGGAAGGTATCAAAAGTATTTAGAATTACTTAAAGAAAATGAAAGTGATCTTGATATTAGTGTGAATTACGAAGATATTATTCATGAAGTTAAACAAGAAATAAATAAACTTTCTCGCTCATACAAATAGATCATAGTAAAAATATATGTATTTAGGTATATTTGTGTATGAGGAGGGGTACTAATGGTAGCGATAATTATTATTTTGTTGTTTGTTATGTTCCTTTTCGCATTAATAAAGGTAGGGATGTCCAAATCATCTGCATGTCATAAATGTGGAAAGAAATTTAAAATGCTTGGAAATAAAGTAAAATGTCCATTCTGTCATACTAAGCATGTTAAACAGCCAGATGGATCTTATATCACAGATTAGCACTCAATTATGGGTGCTTTTTATTTTGTTTGAAAAGAGGTGTGGTCATGGCTACAATACGTACTGCAATACAAATCGAAGATCGCTTGAGTCAACCTATTCGAGCTATGCATAACGCTGTTTCAATGATGGTTAATCAAATGGAGAGTATGCATGTGGCTTCTGGGAATATGTTCGACACTTCTACAATTGCACTGATGCGAAGAGAACTAGCTAATGCAGCAACCTCAATGAATCAGATTGAGCAAGAAATTCGAGGTGCTGATAGTGCACAAGAACAACTTAACAATCGAATACGGGATGGTACAGGCGAAATGGATGGATTGTTAGGTAAAGTTGGTGCTTTAATCGGTGCTTATTTATCCATACAGGGTTTGGGAAAAGTAATTGAGATTTCAGATGAGCTTACCAACACTAAGGCGCGTGTAGAATTATTGGTTGAAGATATGCCTGTTATTCCAGATCAGTTTGCTAAAGTTGATTTCGGGCTCGGTGACATGAGTGACATAGAACTTGCCCAACAACTTATTCACGATGCTGCCCAACGGTCATTCTCGTCATTTAAAGATACTGCTGATATGGTTTCAAGAATTGGTACCAATGCGCGTGATTCGTTTAGTAATTTAAGTGAAGTAGTAGCATTTACTGAACTTGTACAAAAGCAATTTGGTATTGCAGGTGCTAGTGCTGTTGAGGCTAGTAATGCAACGATCCAATTATCCCAAGCGTTGGCTTCAGGTGTTTTACGTGGTGACGAGCTTAACTCGATCTTTGAACAAGCACCAAACTTAATTTCGACTATTGCAGATTATATGGGAGAACCTCTAGGAGCTATTCGTGACTTAGCTGCAGATGGAATGATTACAGCCGATATTGTTAAAAATGCGATGTTTGCAGCCTCGGATGATATCAATAAAAAGTTTGACAGCATGCCAGTAACTTGGTCGCAAATGTGGACTTACTTTCAAAATGAAGCATTACGAGCTTTTGGCCCTGTGTTACAAAAAATAAATGAAATTGCTAATAGCGAACGATTTAAAGAATTTGCTGCTAGTGCTACCCAAGCGCTGTATCTAATAGCTGGGGTTATTGATATAGTAATGAATGCGATTGCTTCTACAGGAGCTTTTATTTATGATAACTGGCAATGGATTGGACCTATCATATTAAGTGTTGGTAGTGCGTTGCTAATACTAACTGGTTATTTAGCTATCGTTAAGGCAGCCATACTAATGAAAACTGCTGCTGTCTGGGCATGGAATGCAGCCCTTGCAGCTAACCCAATAGTATGGATAGTTATAGCTATAATAGCACTTGTTGCGATAATCTACCTAGCTGTTGCTGCAATAAATCACTTTGCTGGAACATCTATTAGTGCTACAGGCATTGTGGCTGGCGCATTCATGGTGTTAGGTACTTTCATTTATAATTCCATAGCTTATTTATGGAATATGTGGGCATCCTACATTGAATTCTTTGTTAATATCACGCAAGGAAGGACTTATGCAGTAAGGCGACTATTTTACAATTTGGCTACAAACGTGTTAGATGTAATTATTTCAATGACTAAAGGTTGGGATGGTTTTGCTACTAGTTTTGTTAACGCCATAATAGATGCAGTAAATAAAGCAATTCAAGCGTGGAATTGGTTTATCGATAAGATACCAGATGGCATAAAAAAAACTATTGGTTTGAAAGCAGGCACTGAGTATTCACACCGAGAATCCATTACGAGTGATATAGAGAATCTAAAGGGGACACTAGATGATTGGGTTGGAGAACCGCCAGACGATTATTGGGAAGCTCCTAAAATGGAAATGAAGTCTTTAGGTGATGCTTGGGACACAGGCTATAACTGGGGTGCCAATATGCTTGATTCAATGAAAGGGCAAGGAGCCAATACTGATGCGCTTATGAAGTCAGTTAATGAATCTCTTGGATTAGGTGACAAACTAGACAAAGGCAATGAGGCAGGAAAGAAAACTGCTGACAATACTAAGAAAACAGCCGATGGCGTTAAGATGATGAATGAAGATTTAAAGTACCTACGTGATATTGCGGAAAGAGAAGCAATAAACCGATATACAACGGCTGAAATCAAAATTGATGCTAGAAGTCAAAACCATATCAACAATGAAATGGACATCGATGGTATTATTGATCGTTTTGCAGAAAAGGCAGAAGAGACAGCCGAAATGCTAGCTGAGGGAGGGCAAATTGATAATGTATAACTTTCTTATAGATAGTGTGCAGTTTCCTATTGCGCCTGCTGAGCTTAGCACAAAGATTAATGGCCGTAACGAAACAATCGTACTTATGAATGAGGGCGAAGTTAATATTATAAAGAAAACAGGGCTAACGGATATTGAGTTTGAGGTGCTACTCCCAAACGTCAAATATCCGTTTGCTGTTTATCCGAATGGTTTCCAACCAGCCACATTTTACCTACAAAAGCTAGAAGATTTAATGCTGGGTAAGAAGCCATTTCGATTCATCGTGAATCGTATGTTGCCTAACGGTAATCTCCTTTTTGACACTGATATGATTGTGTCTCTTGAAAATTATGAGATATCAGAATCAGCAGAAGAGGGCTTCGATGTCAATGTACGTATTGAATTAAAACAATATCAAAATTACGGTAATAAAAAGATTACCTTGAAAACCTCTACAAAAGCCAAAAATGCAACAGGTACTACTAAGACTGCATCGAAGGCTGTAGTAGAGAAAAAAAGACCAACTACAGGCAAAGAAACTCCAAAAACTCATACTGTTAAAGCAGGAGAGACATTGTGGGTCATTGCTAAGAAGTACTTAGGTGATGGCTCGAAATACACTGAGTTAGCAAAAATCAATAATATTAGTAACCCAAACATGATTAAAGTAGGGCAGGTGATAAAGCTTGGGTAAATCTCAATTGTATATATCGAGTAAAGGGCAACTTTATGAGTGTGCTGTCGAAGATGGGGTTCAGTGGGAAACGAGTCGCAAAGGGACACCGGGAAAGCTAACGTTTAATGTACTTAAAGATGATGTGCTTAGCTTTCATGAGGGTGATGCTGTACGCTTCGAATATGATGGTCATAAGATATTTTACGGTTTTGTATTTACCAAGAAACGTACCAATAACAGAGTTATCACTGTTACTTGCTATGATCAACTGCGCTACTTTAAAAATAAAAACACTTATGAGTATTCCAAAAAAACGGCTGCCCAAGTACTTCAAATGATTGCAAAAGACTTTAGATTAAAGACAGGCACAATAGACAATACAAAATACGTTATTCCTACTATGGTTGAAGATAATCAAGAGCTTTTTACCATCATGGCAAATGCATTAGCTGAAACAACGCTCAATACCAAAAGTTTATATGTACTATATGATGACTTCGGAGCTTTAAATTTACGTGAAGCTAGGACACTTAAAACAGATTTGTTGATAGATCATGAATCAGGTGAGTCATTTGAATACACGACATCCATTGACGAGAATACGTACAACAAAATTAAATTAGTGCGAGAGAATAAAAAGACAGGTAAGCGTGATGTCTACATCGTTAAAGATGGAAACAATATTAATCAATGGGGTGTACTTCAACTAACTGAAAACCTTGGAGAAAAGGATAACGGCAAAGCTAAAGCTGATGGGATGTTAAAGCTTTATAACCAAAAAACACGAAAGTTACACATCAATAAAGTATTTGGAAATCCAATTATACGAGGTGGTAGCCAAGTAGCCGTACAACTATATGTGGGTGATTTAACTGTAGCCAATTTCATGATGGTTGAATCTGTTAAACACATATTCAATGAATCAGATCATCGTATGGATTTAAAACTTATTGGTGGTGATTTCATTGCGTAGCATGGAGGATATTTTAAAGGAAATTCAAAAATTAGTGTTGGGTGTTCTCAATGCTCAAAAGCTCACTACCGTTGCGTATGGCACTGTTTTAAGTATAAGCCCATTAGAAGTTCAACTGGACCAAATGCTAACACTTAAAGAGGCCCAGTTAAAGCTAACTCGCGCTGTCATGGACCACGAAGTGGAAATGAGTTTGGATGGTGGAGCAAAGCAGAAATATAAAGTTCATAACGGTTTAATAATAGGCGACAAAGTGACAATGATTCGTGTACATGGTGGACAACAATATTTAATTATAGACAAAGAGGTGGTTTGATGATTCCAGAAGTCATAAATGATGGACTGACACTTGATTTTGAGGAAGAAATAGAGCCATCTAATACCTTCAAAATAAATAACCAATTAGATCGCTGTTATGGCACCGTAGATGAACTAGAGGCCATGAAACAAGCGGTTTTTTTAATGCTTAATATCGAACGTTATGATTACTTAATTTATAGCTGGAACACCGGGTTTGAAGCCAATGGCTTAATAGGTCAACCAATAGCCTTTGTTGTTAGTGAAGTAAAACGACGCATTCGAGAGACTTTACTACAGGATGATCGTATTACAGAAGTCGATTCGTTCATAGTTACAACCAATAAAAACAAGGTGCATGTACAATTCACTGCACACACTATTTATGGTGAAATCCCATCAGAGAAAGAGGTTGATTATTGATGGCAGTAGCCTTTGACTTAGATGCTTCTTATGAGGACCTATTAATTCAGAAATTAACTAATGTGCCAGCGCAAGATAAACGAGAGACATCATTGATTTATCAGGCCACAGCAGCCAATACAATTGAGACAGCACAAATTTTATTCACACTATTGAACTATGAAAATCAAATGTTCGCGGATACGGCGCCTCGTGAAAACCTAGTAAGACGTGCTGCCGAACGAGGGCTTAGTCCAACACCTGCAACGAAAGCTATTCGAAAAGGTGTGTTCAATATTGATGTTCCTATTGGAGCTCGTTTTTCACAGGAAGAACACAACTATGTTGCCATTGAGAAAATAGAAAACGGCATTTTTAAATTGGAATGTGAAACAGTAGGCGAGGATGGAAATTTTGAGACAGGGCAGCTTATACCAATCGATTACATTACAGGTCTTGAAACAGCTCAGTTAACGGATTTGTTGATTCCAGGAGAGGACGAAGAAGATACAGAGGTTTTTAGATTACGCTATTTCAATAGCTTTGAAAGTGTTTCGTTTGGAGGCAATCGTGCTGACTACAAAGAACGGGTAGGAAATATACCTGGTGTTGGAGGTGCACGTATCTACCGTGCTAAATATGGTGGTGGAACTGTTGGTGTTACAATCATTGATTCCACGTATTCAAAGCCGTCCACAGCATTAGTAGAGTTGGTGCAACAGTTAGTGGATCCGCTGGATGCACAAGGTGATGGAGTCGGACTTGCACCAATAGACCATATCGTTACAATCTCAGCCGTTAACGAAACCGTAGTAAATATTGCTACAACATTAACCTTACAATCAGGCTGGTCATTTGCAGATGTAGAGAGCGCCATTCAAGAAGTAATCGATGGATACTTTAAAGAAATTGCCGAACTATGGGCAAAGGCTGTTACAAAGCAAGAAGATAATACAGGGTTGATCGTCCGTATTAGTCAAATCGAAACGCGTATTCTTGGCATTGATGGGGTCATTGATATTGCTAATACAAAGTTAAATGGCACAGCAAGTAACCTTGAGCTTGATAAAGAGGCAATACCAAAAAGGGGGACTGTAAGTGGCTAGAGAAGTGGATATTTTAAGCTATTTACCCCCTATCCTGCACGAAATAAAAGAGCTGCAAAAAATTGCATCACTTGAAAATCCATCATTAGAGCGAGTATGGGAACTAACTGAATCATTGTTGAATAATCAATTTATCTTAACTCTAGATGAACGTGGTGCCAGTCGTTATGAGAAAATGCTTGGTTTAGTGGCAGGCGAATCAGAAACACTTGAGACACGTCGTTTCCGCATTCTATCAAGATATCAAGAGCAAGCACCCTATAGTTATCCTGTCCTTAAACAGCTACTTGATAGCTTGCTAGGAGAGGGGAAATATGAGCTTACTCGAAGTACATCTGAAAAGTGGGTCCGAGTAAAGTTAGAGATAACAGTGTCTCGCCAGTTTGAAATTGTTGAGGTTTTACTTGAAAGGGTGACGCCTCAAAATATGTTGCTGTATGTAGAAGTCAGATACAACCAACACAGCACTCTAGCGCGCTTTACACATGCTCAACTGGCTGCCTATACACATAAACAACTAAGAGAGGAAGTGTTACCGTAATGCCTACTGAAACAGCCAATTATGGGTTTACAAAGGACAATGAAGATGAATTTTATAATGTAAATACTGTTAATGCCAATCTAGATAAGATTGATACAGAAATGAAACGTATAGAGAATACAATTCCAACTGTTAGCCCGACTGATTCAGTTAAATGGCTTGGAACTGTTACAGGGACAGCGAATACATTAACTGTTACACATGCAGCGATAACAAGTTATAGTGATGGCCTAGGTGTATCTTTTGCAGCTAATGCTAATAGTTCCGCAGCCGCAACCTTAAATATTAATAGCTTGGGTGCTATTCCTATTAAGAAAGCAAATGGTACGGCAGTAACGAATTTAAAAGTTGGTGGTGTCTACACGCTACGTTATAGTGGCTCGGCTTTTATCTTACAGGGTGAAGGGGGGACGGGAAACGCACAACCTAAAGACGTGCGAACAGGTAAAACGTTCACAAACGACGACGGAGAGAAAACGGGAACATTAGTGGCGTATGCGGTAGGCGAGTCTATACCTATAGAAAAAATCATACCCTCAAATACACCATTCGTAGCCTTGCCTCTTTACTCTAACTACGGGGCTATATTCAATGGTGTTGTTGCTAACAAAACACCACTTATATTCGATTGGAAAAACGGCTATCTACTAGTAGCGTCCGGAGTTTCTTACAAAACCTACAACCTTAATAATGGGTCGCCTTACGTTATCGCGGAGGCATTTATGGTCAGTGGTAATCCGTATGTACATGCATTCGATAACGAACACGGCATACTATACGTGTCTTTAGACAACAATCGTATATCCAAACGTTCGGTGCAACATGGTGTATATTGGACAACTACAGATGCGGTAGCCGGAAACTATTATCAAAATTCAGTCGCGCACATCCCAGGTAACCAAGGTGTAGCCGCCTTCCAAGGTAGCAATCCACACGGAATAAAATACAATACTGACGGTACTAAACAGTGGAACTTGTCAAATGCATATGTCGGCTATATTGCGGCTATATGTGCATCCAAAGCCGGAGATGTCTATATAGCCGTTAACGAGAGTGGTTCAAATCCATTCCAAAAGTTGTATAAATTCAGTAGCGCTACTGGCGCTAGGACTGATGCTGTGTATAGTTCAGGAAGTGACGTTATAAAACTACTAGCTATTGACGAGACAAACCAACGGTTGGTTTTAGTAACAGATTCCGGAATGATGAGCGTTAGGAAATTATCTGACATGTCGTCAGTTGTTGCATCTCGTAACAATGCATATACAGCCACGCCGGAATGTTTGGTGCTCGATAATTACGGAAATATATACGTCGCTAGTAGAGGCGGTGGTAGTACAGTTTCTAAGTTCTCGCCCACATTGGACTTATTGTGGAAGACTACGAACACGCAAATATCGAGTGTCCGGGGGTTTGACATAAATAGAGCGCCGTATGTTGATTACCCTGACGTTTATGTAGGAAACAATGATAACGGATATACACATAGGTTTGGGCAACGTTATGATATAAAAGCATAGGAGGAACGAAAATGACATTAGTATTATTTTTTGCAGTAAATGACACAAAAGGTACAGCCGTAGAAAGAATTGTTTACGACGCGAGCCTTTTAACCGACGAGGAAAAAAACGGCGGTATTGAAGTAGACAGTATCCCAGAGCCAGAAAACAACGGCAAAATAGCCACGTTACACATTAACAAGGACACGAAAGAAATGTGGCACGAATATGAGGAAATGCCGAAGTCTGAAATTGAGATTTTACGAGATGAAAACCGTGATTTGAAGATAGCATTAGCTGAGTCGGTGGAAGCGCAGCAACAAGATAAGATAGAGAATCAACTTGCTATCGCGGAATTAGTAGAAACACTAACAAACAAGGGGGTTTTATAATGGCTAAACTATATTGGGATTTAATTAAAATGAATTTGCGAACTGTCAATCAGGTGCCATTGTTGTGGCGAGAAGCTGTACAAACATTAATTGATAACGAAAACAAGTAGACGCAGCATAAGCTAGCGTTATTTTTTATG